TCTAACGCTTTCAAGCATTGCCATTTCAACGTAATCGTTAAATCTAGCTCTTGTATCAGCTTCAGCTTTTAGATACCATAGGTAACCATTAGCTCCATTTTCAGCAGAAATTTCAACCCAACCAATTCTAGAAGCATCAGATCCTGAAACTTCGTAGTAATCTTTCATTATAATTGGTTTGTTTGTAAAAGTTTTAAAGTCAGGTTCGTTAGCACCTCTTGTGTCAGTAGTGTTAGTAGTACCAGCAGCAGTAACATAGCTTTGTCCTTTACCGTATTCAGAGCCATAAACTAATATAGTTGTAGCTTTTGAAGTAGTAAGCGCAGCTAAAGAAGAACTACCGTAAGGTAGTACATCAATAACAGCAGCATCTACAACAGATACTAAACATTTGAAAACACCATTAGTGTTTGATACTATAATAGTATCATTAACTCTAATACCGTGATTAGCAGCTGTAAAACCAGAAGTTTCATCAATGTCAGACTCAATTGTTATTTGAGCAATAGTAGCTACACCTGTACCTGGATTTGCACCAGCACTAGCAGAGTTAACGTTACCTTTGTAAGATAAATGTAGTCTACCTTGCTCAGACCAAATAACTTGGTCAGCAGTCATAGACTCTTCAGCTCCTACTTGTGAAAGAAATCCTGAAATAGTTCTCGGTCCGAAAACTTCAGCTTCTTTTTCCATAAGATCTGGTAAATATTGTTGTGACCAGCCAGCGTTTGCCGCATTAGCTAAGTCTAGATAGTTTGTAGAAAGTGTTTTTTGCTCTGGAGCTGGAACACTGTTTAAACTACCTCCGGGAGTAATTGCCATAATTTTGTTTTTTTAAATTTATTTATTTATTTGTTTTTAATTTTAAACTTAAAGTCTTTAGAGTTATCGCCCAACACTTTTACTTTGATTCCTCCTGCTTCAACAACTCCATGTTGTTGTCTAGGATTCATATCAATGTTTTTAGCATTACTAACACTAGTTTTCATAGCGTCAGCTTTACCTTGTTCGTAAAAGTGATTAGCAACAGCATCGGGATTCATCGCTGTAAATAAAGATTTATGATAACCTTTAGCATCTGACATTTCATTTTTTTCATTCAAGAACTTCTTGACAAAATTATTAATGTCGCCTTGTGTTTCTTTAACCTCTCCAGCGTTCTTCACATTAAACCTATACTTTTTATCTCCGACGTTGTATTCAAAACCTTTGAATTTATCGTTAAAAACTTGTTTAGTTTTTAATTTAAAAGTATCTGCTTGTTGAGTTGCTATTTTATTAGTCTCTTCTGACTCTTTGTTGTATCTATTAAAGAAGCTCATTGCTTTCTGTTGTTCTGGCGTTAGCCTTGAACCTGCTTTGATTTCTTCATAGTATTTAGACTTTTGCCCGTCTAAGTGGCTTTTTGCGCTGGCAACTTGCTCTTTAAGCGCAATCTTTTTCTTTTTAATATCTCTTTCCTCATCAACCTCTTCATCATATGAAAAGTCTTCTTCAATAAGAAAATCAATCTCATCACTATCTAAATGTGATTTTGTTTGTTTGTAAAACTCTCTTAGTATAGTTTTATCATTTTTACCGGTAAAATCTTGATTAAGACTTACGTAGTCTTCTAAAGTACCACCAGTTTCTTCCATAAAATCTACAACTTTTTGTAAATTTTCAGGTAAAGGCTTGCCATCTTCTTGTTTTTCTATAGCGGCATCAATAATATCTTCAGCTAATACCTCAGCTTCATCTTTAATTTCTTCTTCAGTTATTTCTTCTAATACTGGAGTTTCTTCTTGTGCTTGTTCTTCCGGTTGTACTTCTTCTTGTTTTTCTGTGGGCTCGGCATTATCAGGCTCTGCAACCACTCCCTTGTTGTCAGGGTTATCTTCTTTAATTTCATCTTTCTTTGGTGTTTGTGGTTTATCTAAATCTACTTTTACAACATTGTCTTCAACAGTTGTTTCACCTTGAGACAAGTTTACTTTTGTAACGTTTTCCGCTACACTTTCATTTTTTTCTTCCATAATATAATATAATAATAGTTAATAATTTTTATCTGGGATCAAAAGAACCTAAATCAAATCCTCCACCTAGTATATCATTACCTGCAGACTCAAAGTTTTTAGGTGGTTTTTGATTATTTCTTTGATCAATCATCTCGCTTTGTTGAGTTGCTTGAATTTTTGTTCTTTCGTCTTTACGATCTTCTTTTTCTTTTTCTTTTCCTTTAACAGCATCAACCTCCATAGATTTAAGCTGCATGTTCATTTGAAACTCTAATTGCATTAATTCTTTTTTATACAAAACCTCTTGAGCTTGTTTTTGAGCGTCAAGCTGCGCTTTCATTTGCTCCATTTGCATTTCCGTCTGTGACATTGCTTGTGCTTTTTGCACTTCCATCTGAGCAGAGGCTTGTTGAGCTTGTATATTGGCTTGTGATTGCGCTTGTATATTTTCTTGTTGCACTGCTTGGTCTTTTGCTAACTTTTTTTGTCTACGAAGTTTTAACAATTGGTTAGCAAGTTTAATGTTTTTAATTTCTCTAAGGTCAATAGCATCAGCAAGTTCAATCAAACCTTGTTGTAAAGCCATTTGGATGTTGTTTTCCAACATAGCTTTTTGTTCGTCATCAGGAGTTAATTCAATAAATATACCAAAGTCATATAAATGCAAGTTAGACATTTCTTCTAAAGTTGCAACATTATGCGCGCCTATAGCTTGTATAAAAGCATTTTTTGTAGGTGAGTACTCTATAATATCAGATATTCTTAGCGATAAACACTCAGCAACTTCTGCTGTTAAATACAGACCTGACTGTAGTATATGTCTTGTTGCTGTGTTTGAATTAGCGGCTGCTAGCTTTTGAACGCCAACTAAAGCATTTTTATCAGGAGTACTACCGTCTCTAGCTTCGTTTAAGCCCGTTACATCTCTTATCATTTGCATGTAATAGTTGTACGTTTGAATTAAACTTTGCATTTTTTGCCCACCAGATCCCGATTGTATTTCTTGAATAGGTACTTTACCTGGATTCATATCACCTTCAGAGGTAAATGATCTACCAATAACAGATCCTGTTTGAAAAAACATATTTAGCGCTTCTTGTGGGCTATAGTTTGTTCCATTACCTAAATCTATTTCAGCTAAACCATCAGCATCTAAGTAAACACCGTCTGGAACCATTCTAGATAACACCTGTTGAAGTTTAAGATGAGTAAGTTGTATCATGTCAGCAAAACCAGTTATACGTCTTACAAGTGACTCTATTTTACCTTTGTACATTCTTGGAGCGATAATAGAGTAATTCATTTTTACTTTAGTAAAATCACTCTTAGGCCTCATCATGTTTTTACTCATTTCCCATTTGAGAAGTTTTTTGCTACCTAATATTAAAGCGCCTTCATATAAACACTCTATAGATCTTTGTAGCTTTTCAAACCCTCCTTCCATATTTTCTGGTGGATTAAAAGTATCATCTTTTGGAAGTATTTTTTCAGCACCACTACCTGTTTCTTTTACCTTATAAACCTCGTTCATGTAGGTTTTGTAGTTAAAATACAAAATTTGAACAGTATTATTGTCTTCTTTTTTGTGGCTATTAGAATTATTGTAGTTTGTTTTATTTGACTTGTTTTTAACAATATCTTCAAGCTCTTCATTTGATAAAAAAGGAAATTGCTTTACTAACTCGTTTACGGGTATTGTTTTAACTTCACCCACATAATATATGTCATCAAAGTAAGGAGAGTCAGTATGAGAATATACCAAATCAACAGGATCAACATATTCAACAACAGCGCCTTCAGAAGTATTAAAAGATGTTTTTACAGCACCAATACCTAGAACAGTTAAATCATAGTAAAATTGTTTTTTAATTAACTCATATCTACTACCTTCTAACAAAGTGTTTATAGCCTGCTCTTCAGCTAGCTCAACCGCCTGCTTATAAGTTAGCTGCATGTGTAACGCTAATTCTTCTTCTGTTTCTGGAAGAGTTTCTGGTTCGTTTTCGTACAGATCAATACCAAAAGCTTCTGCGGCAAAATCATTAAGCTCTTTTGTTCTCATATCAGAAAGTATACCTTCCATGTACTCAGTTCTTTTAGCAACACCGTATGGATCTTGAGAGTATGCTTTTATATCGTAAGTTCTTTCAGCAATACCATTAACAACTATATCTACAAACTTAGGTATAATAGGCACTGGCTTCCAGTCTAAATTAAGATAGGACAAATCACCGTTTATAGATAACTCATCCTTATATTTTTGTATTGACTGCTCACCTCTAGCGTACAGTCTAAGATTATGAAAATCATTTTTATTAGTATGATATCTATTATAACCAGTATCTTGATTAAACCATTCTGTTTCAATTGCTTTAGCAACCTTTAAACCATACTCATAGCTCATTTTTTCCAAATCACTAACGACTTGGCTTGGAAAATAATTATTTATAACAGACTCTGCCATATTTATTCTTTGATTAATTTAGATGTACCGCCCTTATTTTCATACCTAGCAATACTTATATTTAGTTTTGGTTTTTCTACTTTAGCGTTTGGCGCGTATAAATGTCTATTGTTAGCCATGATAGCTAAGCCAGAACTAATAGAGGCATCATGCTTTGTTCTTTTGTTTATATCAAATCTAGCCCAGTCATTTAATAATTCATTAAAATAACAGTCTCCAAATGATCCATCTTGTGACATACCAACGTGAGCTTGAATGTACATCTCAATAGCTGCGGCATGAGCTTGTTTTATATCTTCACTTGAATTAGGTATTCCACCTACTTCTTTTTCAGCTACAGATAACTTGTTCCATATCTTGTCAGGTCTATTCATACTAAACCCTCTATAACCTCTTCTTCTAAAGTAATACAATAAACGAGGTTTGTTATTCTCTGCTAGTATAGGCATGCCATAAAACACGCAAGCCATAAGAACATCTTCAAAAAATATCTCTGCAGTTGGTGGTCTTGACAGGTATTCTAAGAAAAAACTATTAGCAGGAGCATCTTCCATTGAAAACCTAGTTAATCCGTGAAGTGCACCTTTGGAACCTACACCATCTACTGTTCCTGATATATCATAGCTATCACAACCAAAAGCACCCATGTGCTCATTACCAGGCCATTTAACACCATTTTTTATTATAACTTTGTTTTGTATCTGTGTTGGTGGTACCCAGCTTATTTTAAATCTACCTTTTTTATCTGGATAAAATATAACCTGACTATCTTTTACACCATTAACCCACTGAAAATTACCTTGAGTTATACCTAGTGTTCTAGACATTTCTTCATTGTAATCTATTTGCTCGTATAATTTAACTAAGTTAAATATACTATTTTTTGTTTCATCTCTAAAAGCATGCTCTGTAGTTCTAGGAAACTGTCTATAAAATTCATTTAAAGCGTCTTGATCTCCTTTTAAACCATCAGCTTCATTCTGCCAGTTTTCTACAACACCTATATCTATTAACTCTCCTTGTGGGTCGAAGACATCATGGTCCGGATTATCAAAGACTGGAATTCCGTGTTGGTCAATGAATCCTTCATAATTCCATTCCATTGGAATAAAAAGAGAGTATAAACCAGACGCTGTTTGTCCATTACGATTTCTTTTCGTGACGTCTGAAGCATTGTATAATTTTTTAAAGTTCTCGCCTCCTTTGTCTAAAGAGTTTGACGTTGATCCCATCATACACTTACCTATAATTCTACTACCTAGTCTAAGGCATGTCTTTGTAACTCTCCAGTTGTTTAAGATATTGTCTGGTCTTTCCCACTTACCACTTTCATCGTGTACTAGTAGTTTTAGTTTTTCACCATCATAACTATTATCACCTGTATTTTTCCAATCTATAGTTGTATCAAGACCTTCTATTTCTTCAAGCTTCTCGTTTGTTGTGATTTTCTTTCTAGTAAACTTAGACGCAGGTACTCTATAGGCGAGTTCGGATTTAGGCCGATCCATACCATCTTGAATAGGACTAAAGAAAAACGGGTAGTTAATTGATATAGGTACAATTTTGTCGGTAAACATCTTTTTAGCATCTGCTCCTGTTTTAGATAATACACCAAACCTTGCATCTGTTGAAATCGTAGCTTGATTAACTGTCTCAGCAGAGGACATAAAAGAAAATCCAGATCTTCTGTTTTTAAGATAACACATACCGTAGCATCTCTTATCCGCTTTGCACGCTTCCCAGAATATATAGAATAATCTATTAGCTTCTCTAAAGTCTGGCGCACCTACATCAAT